GTTGCGTCACTATCATACAATGCTAAATTAAAAGTATTACCACTAGAAGCAGTAAAATTATGTTCAGCCTCTAAAATTTCTTGTTTGAAACTATTACAAATTGCTGATGTTATTGCCATGTTTATCTCCTATTACGGATTTGGTGACTGAATGGGTATACGAATTGTTCCATCCGTATAATCATCTCGTCTCCGTCTTCCAATTTGCTCCGCAGCAAATTTTTCTAATTCCTGTTTATACCTATTTTCGTATAGTGTCAACATGTCCATTGGACCTTTTAAAAAGCCATAAGCCTCTATTAAACAGGCATATAAAAGGCCTGCTGGAAAATATTGACTAAGATAGGTAGTAGTATTACCCGAGCTTAAACCCGTAGGTTTAGCATTAAAATGAACTTTAAAAGCATAATTTGCATCAGGAACTGGAGCTACCATCATACGTCCTGAAGTAGTATCAGTCGTTCCTGTGGCTCCTCCAAACATTGCGTAGTATTTAGGGGCTCCTGTAGCTGTTTCAGCAGGAACAAACTCTTGTAAATAGGTTCTATCTTTTTTCTCTAACCATGTATTTACACCTGTTGTTGCCGAAGTAGAAGTGTAAACCTGCATTCCTCTCACAAATAAACATCCTGCGGGAGCATTAATTGTAGATTGATTTGCAACTAAATTTCCAATTTGAGCTTTTCTATCTGCATCGATAGGGCAATCTCTCATTATTCTATATTCTGCAGCTTCAATAAATTGATTAGTAATAGTAGCAGTAAAAACGTTGGTTCCTACTTCAGTATAACTTCCAATTGCTGTGGTTAATGTTGCGTAAGTATATCCTGCCATTATGCTCTAGCGTTTACCGGACCTGCAAAGATCGGGTAACCTCCTCCTGTTGCTGTTGTACTAGCTGCTGAAGCCAATGTAAAGGTATAGCTATCATCGTCTACTTTAGTAATAGAGTAAGAACCTCTAACTTGAACTCCAGAATTATGCGCCGATGCCGTTGTAACAAGAGGAGTTAAATTATAAGTCGGAGCAGACGAACCTCTAGTCAAACCCGTTAAATCATTACTTGATTTACCCGTATATTTAATAGTTTCATTATCGTTAGCTCCTGGATTAACTACAATATAGCCTGAGGTTGGAAAAGCAGACGCATCTGATAAAGTTAAAGTAGTAGCCGAATCAGTAAGATCAGAAGCCAGGGTAGTTTCTAAACCAAAAATACTAGGAGAAACTCCTCCTACATAAGAAACAACACTTCTAAATCTCACTGCATCCCCAGTTGATCGACCATGATCTGGTTCGTTAACTGTAACCGTAGTAGAACTTGCTGTTGATAAAGGATCATTAGGTAAAATTTTAGGTGTGTAAAATTCAGTTCTTGCAGGTCTTGCTCTTTGTAAAGATTGAGGATCCGCACCTACTGGCTTAGGTTGAACTAATGGAGACTTTGGTTCATATTCAGAAACATGCACCCAGGCTCCAGTCCATTCTCTCACCATTTCTAAATAAGGAAATGCTAAACCTGAACGATCGGAAATTGATAATGCGTATTGTCCTCTTGAAAATTTAGCCATAATTAAACACTCGGATAATAAGTTTTAGGGGTTATATAAGTACTGGATGGTGAACCATCTTCTGCTAATGCTCTTGCTAATTCATCTTCATAATAAAGTTTCATTTGTTGAGATAATTCAGGATTATATTTTTGACTTAAATAAAAAGCTAATCCTGCTACCATACATGGTACAAAACGATAAGGAACATCTCCTACATTAGTAAAATCTCCTACATCTTTAATTCTTTTAATATAATTATAATTTATTGTATGACCATTTTGAGAAGAACTCGGAGTTAAATAAATTGTCATAGTTACTCTATCAATAAATCTTTGCACCCAATATTGAGAAGGAACTCCAGTTGCTGTTTTATTAGATAAAGCTTGATAAGTTGATCGATCAATTTTAGTAAGAGGAGAATCTACATTAGAGGTGTTTCTATAAGATGCTTCTAAAATATCTCCTGCACCATAAATAGCTGTTGCACTTGATGTGCCATCTCCGGCAGATCTATAAATAATATATTCATTTTGATCGGTAGCCAAGGTAAAACTAGAATTGCCTACTTCCCAATAATGTAAACCTCTATTACCCCATTCTTGAAATAAAATATTTAAAGATCTTTTAGCTGTTTTTAATTGATAACCAGAAGTTGCTTGTAGACCAATACGTTCGTATGCGTCTTCAATAACTTCATCAATACTAAACGTCTTTTCAAACGTATTTGTGGTAGCAATAGCCATCTACTACCTCCCTTAACCGTAAAAGAATGTTACATCAGCAATTGTAGTCAAAGAACAAGTTGGGTTAGTTAAACATCTTAAACCAGTTCCTGGAAATACCACACTGTATACGAAAGGACTTGAAGATCCATTGGGCGTTCCAAAAACACCAATCGATGTTCCATCATCTTCTATATCAATAGTACCCGCACCTGCTGTGCAGTTTGCAGAAAACCCTAAAACTCTGGCAGGGCCTGCAAAAATTACTTGATTAGCAGATGTGCTTGTTATTCTTTTAGCTTTTATATCCACTGGATATGTGCTCATATTTTCTCCTAATTTCGTGAGCTCCCGAAGGAGCTCACATTATTTATTTATTACGCAGTAGCAAATGGTGTTACTATAGTTCCTGTTGCCAGTACTAAAGAATCATGCACCAAATACTCATTCTCCGCAATTGCTGTAATAGAAACAACACTTCCTACAAGACCACCTGCGGTACTACCCGTCATAGTAATCACGTCGTCTGAGCCTCCTGGTATGAAAGCTTTTTTCGCACCATCATCCACAGCCAACAGAATTGCTCCAACGAACTTATCAGTTCCATCAGTTAAAATGTCCATATCCGTTGCAGCTGTTGCCACATAGAAATGGAAAGTTGCGCCAATGTTATTCAAATTGTTGTAGTCAGTATCACCGGCTACAGCACTGTTTGAATTTACATTAATTGAAGGTAATGTAAATTTACCATCCGCATCGTTTGTAAGTAAAAGTCTTCCTGCATGAGTAGCAACTGTTAAAGTTGTGTCAGCAGTCAAACTTATTGTATTGCCAGGACCTGTATTAATAAATCCATTCTTTGAATAGACTGGTCCTGAAAACGTAGTTTTTGCCATATTATATCCTCCTAGTTTATAAGATCTAGTCTCTAGGCCGTCGACTATACTCGTCTAGATCTAATTAATAATTGTATAGTAAGTGATTTATACCCCAAATTTTACTTTGGCGCAAGTGATCCTATAGTGAAAAGTTGATTTGGTGATAGTCCTTAAGTTGCTATCGTTACTTCTGCTTGAGCTTGGGAAATCTTATTTCTAAGATCTGCTTGTCGAGCCTCTTCTAATTTGATTTGAGTAATAATGCTTTTAATTTGTGCATCAATCTCAACCATTTGGAGAGTATATTTACCCTCTTTAAGATGCTCCTGCTCCCAGCTTAACTCCAAGGACTTCTTTTGTTTGTATAGATCTTGGGTCATTTATAACTTCCTCATAAGTTATCCATTTACCAGTTTTTACAGTAAATCCATTTTTTTCAAATAATACCTCATTTTTTCCTAGTTTGTCAAGGATAGAGTTTTCGATACCTTGAGGAGTATCCTCACATGTGACTGTAAAATCCGCAGAATAGCCACAATATTTTATTTGAATTCTGAATTTTTTCATGAGTTTGGAAGTTTATATTAAAAATGAGGCCGTTTTAAGGCGGCCTCATTTCGTTACTTGTTAGATGTATTACGCACCTGGTGATGCATAGATACCTCTAGGGTCAGAACATCCGAAGACGTATCTTTCTCTAGCTTTGTATCTAACGTTACCAGTATCAAAGTCGCCTTCCATTGATGTTTTCAATGGTGCTCTGTTGAAATGCTTCATTCCGTTAGGAACGTCTGTAATGATGTAAAACGCATCAGTGTCAGATAAGTAGTGGTTAACTACAAATCCTTGAGGAATCATCCCCATGTTCTTGATTGCGTTAATGTCATTATCAGCAGTTCCAACTCTTCCTGGAGACTTCATCAGTCTTTCAGCAGTAAATTGTTGGTTAGAGTGAAGAATCATCTTCATTCCTCTAGCCGCAATTTTAAGACCACGTTCATCAGTGAATGCAGCAATGTCAATCAAAGACTGCTCCAAAGATGTTTCGTTAAGGTCTGCTGCTGTAGATAATGTATTACTAAACGTACCTGCTATTGTCGGGTGAGAAGCGTTTATTAAAGAAACGCCATCGCCTGTTTTAAAGGTAGCTACGCCAGGTAGTCCATTGTTTAATGGAACTACTGCTTTCACTTGTTTAGCATTAGCCATAGAACGTGCTAAAGCTTTTGTATAACGAGAAGAAAGTCTGTCATAGAGGTTGTCCTCCATAGCTTCTTCTGTTATCGCAAATGCTAGAGCGATCGTTTCCATAGTGTAACGTGCTGTAAAAGTTTCTTGTGCTTCGTCGTATGAAACGCCTTGGCCTTCACCTTTTACATCTGCGTTTGCAAAACCACTTAACATTACTTCCTCTTCGAAAGCTCTGTCAGATGATTCTTCAGCATAAATTTCTTTATGCTCTTGGTCGTACCTCTTATATTCCAGTCCAAATAGTGCATTTAGACCTGGTTCTAGTTCTTTAACTAGCTGTGCTCGTGATATTGCCATGTTCTATATACTCCTATTATTATGATTGTAATTCAATCAGGTTTGGAACAACTACTACGGAGCAATAAGCCACAGAAATATCGTCGTTTGACGGATCTTCTGCGGTTCTTAATAATCTCCATGAGGCTGCGTCCGCGCTTGTGTCGTTGATATCTAGAGTAGATGAAGACTTACCAGTAGTTGTACTACCAGCAGAAGCATTCATGTCATACGTTTCTAGAAAACCAGCTTGCGCGACCGTGTCGTCAGTTGCTACTACATATTGTTGTTGTGGGTTATCGTATACGAAAGCAGTTATGTCCTCTGAATTCGCAGGTGTTACTTGTACATAATGGTTCGACCATGTCGGCTTCAAAGTTGTAGCCGCATTATAGAAGATTCCATTTAGCACTCCCAAAATAGGGTTGTCTGCGGTCCCTTGACCTTCGACAACATACCCTGCTGAGGAAGCAACTTGCCCACCATTATATATGGTAGTAGCGTATCCTGCATCAATCTTGTACTTACCTTGACCGGAAGTCGCTGGTGTTGATCCCAACGTTCCTGCCGCAATAAGTCCAAAACCTTGCGTGTTACTATTTGCCATAGTTTGTTACTCCTTGTTCACAGTTTTACCTGTAAACGGTTAATAAAATTTCGTTGGTTCGAGAATTGTTAAAAAATTAACTTTTCTTTGTACCACCGAAGGTTACGCTAGTCTGTCGATCAACATTGATCGGCATACTTGGATGCTGTTCCTTCATGAGATCGTGCTTCACTGCTTCGTCTCGAGCATCAGTTTGTTTCTTATAATACTCAGTACGTTGCTTCGCGAGCTCTTCCGATATCCTAGCCAGCAATAGGCCACCTACCCCTATAATCCCAGCATATTTTCCGTCTTTAATAACGGGATAATCTTCGCCTTCATATTCGTCAGCTCTCACTAATTCCCATCCGGATCTTAATTTACCCGTGACGTTCTTAGTATCATCGAAACCGACGCTTTCAGCTCTGATCC